CTTCCACGTAAACGGTATTGTCAAACGGTTCGCCGTCGCCGGCGTCAAGGCGAGACAGAAAGACACGGTAGTCGCCGTCGTCAATCTTGAGGTCACACGTGTACGCTTGAGACAGTGTTGGCATAACGTCTAATTGTTTTGTGTTTGGCATAAGGTCATTGTTCATTTCAGTTACCTTTCGGGTTGAAGATTGCTTGATTGTCATTGAGTTGTTTGGCCATTTGTTCTGCTTGAGCGAAAGTCTTGAACTCAAGATCAAACAGAACGTCCCTGTCACTACTGACGTGATAGGAGTCGTGTGACCAGTCAAAGTTCTCGTCGCAGTGCTGAACGATCTCGGCGTAGTACGGGCGAACCTTTAATTGCTCATCGGTTGGTACTGTGAACTTTTGCATCTCACGCACCAACCTTTGCTGCTTTGAACATTGCTAGAAGTTGATTGAACTCGGCACGGCAGGCTTCAGTGCCGTGAGTCGGGAGGTTTGCGTAGTTATAGCCTGCGCCTTGTCGGAGTGGGGCAGGCTGGTGCTCGTCAACATATTCTGCGATCTCAGCGATTCGTTCGTTGATTCGCTCGGCTAAGGCTTTTCTGGTGGTTGCCGTTTCCTCAATCATTAGATATCCGTTCGGGCTTCCGAAATTGCGGACGCCGTTCACGGTCACTTCTGCGTACCAGTGAAACTTGTTCGTAGGGACTAATACGTATCCCTCTTGGCGATGTTCTTTGCGCATCGTAGTTTGCTTGACGGCACGCCAAAGAATGCTGTCGTTAATGATTTTGATAATTTCTTCACGGCTGATTAGTTTTTCCGTAGTCATTTTATTCTCCTTGGTTGTTTCGGTAATTCCCACGTAAAGAACGATACCGCCTTTACCGGCGTTAGGCAAGTCTTATTTGAAATAATTTCTAAATTAGTCCGTTACCTCGGCTTTTAACAGTTCGGTAAACGCCGGTACGCCGGTTTGAGTGTCAATAGGGTTCGGGCGTTAACGGTACTCTCGCCTCGTATAAGCGCTTGCGCCGGCGGTTGCAGGCCATTCGGCTCAGCGACGTTCCTCGTACGTCTCCGGCAATCCTCGTGTGGCTAGTGCGGACTTGGTGATCGCCTCCCAAATTGCTTCGGCTACGAACTTCGGTAAAGGTTTCCCGGTGTGTGTCTTGTAGCCGGTAGCGTCGGTTGCGTCCTCAGCGAAGGTCACAATGTCACGACGTTTGTTTGCGTACGGCGTCGTGTGTTGAACGGAAAACTTCCGGGTGCTTTCGTAGTTCAATACGAAGTACCAGTCGCTGTTCGGTATGCGTGTGCTCATCATTGTTCATCGCTTTCGGTTTTCTCAATAACGGCGTCAATAATCCATTCCGAACCTTGGTTGCAGGCGTCCTCCCAATTATCAAACTCATCACAAACTTCTTGCCATACGCTGGCCACGTTAACGAAGTCGGCATAGTCGGACTTGAGCCAAAGCAAAGCGCAAACGTCGTCGTCGGGATTCTGCTTGCTAAGTATTTTCATAAGGCTTGAAACTTTCATCACGCCTCCGTTTCTAGATCATCAAGGTAATTACGGAACGTGGAAGCAATAGCGGAAAGTTCGTTGGCCAACTGGCCAGCAGCGCCTTCCTCGCTTGTGTCGGTAATTTCTTGTTTCATCATCAAGTCAATTTCTCGCATTAGGTTGCGCAGGTATTTGAAGTCTTGACGAACTTGGCTCTTGGTTGTCTTGTAGTTTTTCATTTCATTTCCCTCTCGGATTAAACGCTGATTGAATTTGGCCAAACAATTCCGCCGGTGTCAGGTGTGCCGTTTGGGTTTCGTAGCAGTTGACGCAAATGTCTCCGGGAAATAAAGCCAACGGGTGAACTTCGGTTTCGCACACGGCGCAGTTAATTGTTCCGTTGTCGTTCATTTGTTAAACGCCTCCGCCATTGAGATGAACAAGTCATTCCATTCAAAGTTCAAGTCGGGACGAACCGCTTGTGCCGTCGCCACAATGTCACCGAACGCCTCGCCAAGTATTTTCAAGGCTTCATTCTGCTGAGCGAGATCGTTGAAACAGTTGTAGGTCATTGAGACGTAACCGCTGTTGATATCGTCCGACATTCTTGCTGCGTGCTTCGCAACTTCTCTGCAAAGGCTTTCTACGCAGCGAGCCTTGTCAATATATTTTTGCGTGTAACGGGCGAGTTGCTTGCCGACTAAAGGATTCACTTCTTTGATTTGCTCTACGAGCGTTTGATTCACCATTGCTTCAGTGATTTTCACTTTGTTCTCCTTGGTTGTTGGGTTGTTCATTTCACTTGCCTGCTTCCGCTGCGACGATTGCTTTTTTGACCGCTGCGAACGACGAACCGAACGAACGCTTGTTGCTCGGGTTTCCGCCGTTCTTGCAGTACTTCCGGAACGCCTCAGCCTTGGCGACTTCAACTGCTTTGACCGCTTGCTCAGCGTCCTCAAAGGTCACGGTGAACTTTCCGTCAGCGACGGTCGTAACCGAGTAAGCCTTGGTTGCGTGGTCGGCGAGGTACTGGGCGGTATGGAAGCCGGTTGCGATTTCGGTAGTGGTTGTTTCGTTCATGTAAGGAACGATACCGGCTTTATAGGAAAAGTCAAGGCTTATCTTGACCGTTACGGAAAATAGTGTTACTACCTCGTAGTTCAGGCAGAGATTATTTTGGCCAGCGCTCCGGCTACGGCTGAACGAGGCTCAGTTCCGTCTATCCGGTGAAGCCTTCCGGCGTACCGTTCGGTCAGGTTGGCAACCTTCGTTACCCTGCCCTTCCACCAAACCTCATTTTGAGGTTGAACGCCTAGCGCTTGAGCACGGCGTTGCGCTCTGGCCATAGCGGTTTCAACGGGTGCGTCAATTAACGCCACGATGAATTCATCGCACACGTTTGCTGCGACGTCAAAGAACTTTGCGTTCGCTAACCGATCGCCTTCGGCAATAACCAGATCAACGGGTTTGCTTTCAAGCCACGCTGTTGCTTTGGGTTGAATGTTTAACGCCAATGCGTCTGTACCACTAAACGATTCCCTGCGCCGACCAAGTTCCGTTATTGGTTTGGCGTTTGTTGATTGCCAAACAATGTGCGGTAACGGTTGCTCGTGTGCTGTGCCGTTTGTGTAACCAATGTTCAGTAAGGCTTGTTGAACTGCCGTTGACTTACCTACGCCGGCCAAACCGATTACGTAAACAAGTTTCATTTTGTTAACTCATTCAACAAACTTTGCATTCGTGCCGGCGCTAATGAATAACCAACACGCCCGAAACCTTCAACCGCTGTCACGTTCTTTGCCAACGAAAGTTTTTGACCAGCAAGGTCAAGCGATGGTGGCATAAGCCTTACGCCGTGAAGGTAATGGCGTGGTGCGTCAACAGGAATCATTCCGGCGTTCATTGCTTTCTCCTCGTCGTGACGCTGGTTGGCCAATGCTTTCTCAGAAGTCTTTGCTTTGCTTGAACCAAAGCGCAGTGAATGACCGTCGTGTGAACAAGCGAACATTACTGAGCGTGGTCGGTCATTGAACGCCCAAGTGCTCGCTGTCGTTTCAACGGTTGCTACAGTTGTGACGCCGTAAAGCCTTGCCCAAGTTGAGTCGCTGTATGCGCCACGGCAAACGACGACGTGATCGTATCCTGACGTGTGCGACATATCCCACTCTGCCCAAATGTCGGGTAGCACTAGCGGTCCATTGGCGTCAATGGTGAAGTAACCGCCACGACTTTCCTCGCCTTGACGTAAGTGACTGCGGTATATGGCTTGCTCGTTTGTAAGCCAACCGTTACGGCGATACCAGATAAGGCTTGCGTCTGCTTCGTTTCTAAACTCACCTTGAAACCACGACGGCTTAACAACACACAACGCTGCGTGCGACGCCGGCTTTTTAACTGACGACGCCATGACCGTTACGGTATGACCTTCCTCACGTGCCATACGAGCGAACGATGAGCCGGCGATGCCAGCACCAACAACTAGAAAGTTCATAACACTCCTTGCATAATTTGGTTCATTGACGCTAACAAGTAACGCACGACTGGCTCAGCCATTGGCGCATTGAATCCGGGGTCGGGTACTTTGTTGCGCTTTGACCATTCGTCGTGATATGCGAGGTCGGTGACGTCGTGGTAGATATGTGCGTACCCTGCGTCCTTACACCATTGACGATGCGAAGGTTGAAAACCAATAATCGCTTTAGTGTTGGTAAGGTCAAGGTCGCCGATGTACCGGCTGCGATGGTTCATCACGAGATCATTGTTAATGCCGGCGGTGAGCAACGGTTCTCTAGTTCGTTTCGCCATACGGTTTGTTTCTCTTGCTTTAACGCTTGTGCCTGCTGACGTAACGTCGTGATAGCCGAAAGCGTTAGCGATAACGCTGCCTGCTGCGGAACGGTTCACGTTCCCGGTGCAAAGAAAAATAATGCTCATTTGTATTTCGTTTCTTGGTAGCGCATTTCAAGCGTGTGATCGTACGGTTTGAACTCTGGGAATTGCCAAGGTTCGTTGGCATAATAAAAGTCAATCGGGCTTGTGCCGTCAAACGCACAACGAACGAAACCTTCGCACCAGCGTAAAGCAGTAGCGATCTCTAGTGTGTTCGCTGTTCCGGGAAAATGACGGAACTCAACAGTGCCGTGTTCTTTTAATGCCCGTGTATTCATTCCGGGTCGTGGCGCTATTGGCCACATACGTTGGCCTGTTTTGTTTACCGGTGCGTGTGCTTCATAAAACTTTTGTAGTGTTGTTGCTTCTAAAGCCTCGGCGATTCTGCTGTCGGGCAACTTGTGTTGATGACTTACATTGCGCCGGCGATAGCGCTTCATTGCGCCTTTGAACGCTTCATCGTCGTAGTCGTTTCGGTTTGGCACGGGGATTGGTTCAATGATTGGGTATAACAATTCTTGCCAGCGCACTATGAAACGAAGCAACGTCTTGGCCACGTCAAGAGTTAACGGGTCAACACCTATGTGAACGTGAAGGTTACACCGGTAGTTGATTGTTGGGTTTAATAATTCACGGAAGGCATCAACTTGTTTTAGTTGACCGACAATTGTGTCTGTCGGGTCAGTGTTTATTTCTCCGCCGAATAACCAGCGTTTACCTTGTGGGCAGTTGGCGTGTCCGTCGCTATTGACGATTGTGTAATCCTCTTGCGACCATTTCCCGTATGGCAATACGGCGGTGCGGTCAACGTCTGCCCATTCAAGTTCAAGACCGTAAGTAAGTTTCACGCCCACCACTCCAGTTTGCCGGAGTCACGATACAAAGTTTTTAAGTCTTTGCGTATGCCGGTCCAGTCGTTGTGCTCGCCAAGCCAGTTGTGAGTAAACGCTTGTTCACGTGCGAACATAAGTTCGTCGTAGTCGCTTTCAATAAGCACACCGTTGCTTAACGCTTTGTTACCTTGCTCAAGCATTACGTCAATGTCGTGGCCAACATAGTAACCGCCTTTGAGCAAACTGTGCCAGTCGCACAATACGGTTTCAACTTGTTCAACCGGTACGTGTGAACCGACGTTGAGGTTTAAGAACTCTTGAAGGTCATTTGTTAGTTTGTCTAAAGCGTTAACGGCATCAGGTTTGAAACCGCTTATTGCTGCGGACTCAGGGTAGCAATCCGCTAAACCTTTGCGTGGTCCGCTTGAGAAGTCGTGACCAGCGTCAGTTGGTTTCAACGGGTACTTATGAACCGTTGCCAATATCTCGCCGGTCTTATACGCTGCCCACCTGCCGTTGTGCCTAACGGAACGCAAACGATCTTGAAGCAAACGCCAATTGTGATAAGGGTTGTCGGTAAGGTCGTGCGTCAACCACGCTGTCAGCGAACCGTAGTTTGCTGCGATGCCGTCAAGGTAATCAAGGTGCTCAACAAGTTTGTGAGGCATACGGTGAGCACGACGTTCTGTTCCTGTCGCATACTTCGCAATACTTAATTCGGGTAGGCGTCCGGGTTTATTAAACACATTGCGTGACCAAGCGCCAATAGCGGAAGGTAAGTTGTAGTACGTCACGTAAAGCAGCGTGAACCGTAATGCTTCCTCGTCGTCGTCACACAAGATCGTGTGCAGTGTTTCTAGCACTGGATAAACAGGGTCAATGTCGCCGGACTTGATATGCCAATACGCAAACGTCGCCAAGTCGGTGGCTAGTTTGGGTTCATTCATCTGTCAATAATCCTGAGTCACGTTGGCGTTCTAGCAAATTAGATTCGTTGTCGGTTCGCCATTGACGGGCGTGTTCCATTTCTGCTTCCCAAGAAAGACATTGCTCCATTTTTTTCACGGGATAGTAAACGGCGCTGAAACGGTAAGCGTCCTTCTTAAGCAACGTGATTGGAGTTACTCCGTGTACCCACGCTTGACCGTTAAAGAAAAGAACGTCGCCGTCGTTAATCTTTAGCACGACGTTGAGTCTTGGGATATGCAAGTGTCCGCCTCGTGCATGACGTCGTACGACTGGCATCGCTGACCAAGCGTCAAAGTTGTTTCGGTCATAGTGGTACGCAAGGTTTGAAGTCTTATTGAGAACTCCGCTTGTCCATAAGCCACCGGGAAGTTTCCATTCCTCACGTACTGCTGTCAGCGTTTGCATTTGCTTTACGTAAACGTCCGGCACAAGTTCCGCCATCATGCCTGCTAACACTTCGGCTGCTTCAATAATTCCGTTGTGTGCTTCCGGGTGGTCACGTTGGCCAGCGCACGACGAGCACGCTGCTCTCCTCATTACTGGTGAGCGTGAAACGAAACCGAACACGCTTGACGCATTGCGAATACCTGCTGCGCGAACGGTAGTGCTGATTGGGTAATCAAGGATTGCTTTGCGATACTTTGCTAAGTCGCCTTGGTATTGTGCCAAAGCGAGGATTGGTGTACCGGCTTCGTCATATGCAACGAACTCACCTTCGTGAGTTGGTTCAAGTTCAGTGGCGTTGATGCGTATTAACTTTTCCGAATTGTTTTTATCCGGGTCGGTTGTCAATACGACTTCACGCATTACATATCCTCTTTGCGCAACAAGGCCATGAACAAGTCAGCGTTGGTGTTGACGTGGAACTTTTCTCGGACTCGTCCTGCCATGTCAACAACTTCTTGAAACACGTCAATTTCGTAGTCAAGGATTACGCTGCGAATGCTTTTAGTTTTGTATGACTCAAGGCGTTCGCCGTATGAAGGTTCGTCGTTGCGTGTTGCTGGTCCGCCGTACTTGGTTGTGTTTGTTACCGGTACGGTTTCGTTCTCGCCGTCGGCGGTACTGATTGTGTACGTAGGCATTTCCTGCATCACTGCGAGCAAGTCGTTGAAGTCGTCCTTGTCATAGCCAGTGCCGGCGAGACTCGGTAGTTGTTCAAGTAATTTCAGTAACGCTTTGTCGTCATAACCAGCAACGTCGGTTGAACGGTTATCCGCCAACATAATTGCTAAGGCTTGTTCGTCGTCAGCGTCAATGTAAATTACCGGAAGCGTGTCCATTCCTAGTTCAACGGCTGCTTGGAAACGATGATTGCCGGCGAGGATATGCCCTGTTGAACGCTGAACAATTAGCGCACCAACAAAACCGTTGCCGTCAATGCTTTCTTTAATAAGTTTTACATTGCCGACACGAGCGTTGGCTGGGTGCTTCTTAAGTTTCTTTACTGATACTTCTTCATACTGCTGCATAGTTACCTCCATGTGTCAACCGCCGGCTGCTCGTACGTTTGCGCTAATGGTGCGCAAAGCGTCAAGTTGCGAACGGATACTTGTTAATCCTTGTTGTGTTGCTTTTTCTTGTGCTTCCAATATTTTCCAGAGACGATACTGCTCGGAAGCCTTTAAGTGCGCTACTGCTTCCTTGCTGGCCACTGGCATTTTTGTTGCTTGTTCAATTAACGAACGTGAGTAACGATACTTGAAGTCTGCTTCGGCTTAAGCACGCTTGTGACTAACAGACGTAAACGTCGTGACCAATTCCTCTAGTGCGTCGCATAAGCCTTGTATGCGTTCCTCAACTTCAACTTGTATCAGCGGTCGCCCACGATAGTCATTCATTACGCCTCCTCAATAACAATTCGCAAACCGTCGTAACCATCTATTTGAACAGGGTAAAAAGTAATGCTGGCCAAGTAGGTGTCGTTGTCGTCGGGTATAACTCCTGCGTCAACCATACCATCTATTGCTGCCTTTACTGCTGGATAACACGCTGCAACGTCGGGTCGCCAACGTCTGTCTTTCGCAAGCGGATATGCGTGAACTTTAATTCTTTTGAGCGCCGGTATCGGGTGTTGTTTCGCTAACCAAAAGAATCTTGTGCGACAATCTTTGATGAGTGCTGCTCGCTTCATGTAGTGCATAGAGCGTTCGGCGTTGGTTGTCCACGGGCGTTGCTTGTCGGTAAGTTCCCATGTCATACAAAGTGATACATTACTAAATTTCCCAAGCGTGTAACAGCAACCGAAGTTCGTTTGCTTTGGCTGGGTTGGCGTGTATCCAATCGTGGCACGCACGGCAAACGGTAACGCTGTTGTTGATGTCGGTGATGCTTCCGCCTCTTGCTCGTGTCAAGGGTTCGTGTACGTCAACGGCGTGGTAATGACAGCGATGCCGGTTATCGGCGATCATTATTCGCTTCCCGGCTTCACACACGGGTCGGTTGGTTAATTGTTCGGCAACAAACTTGCGTCGTCCCGACTCAACTTTTTTTCTTTTGTCAGAAACTTTCTTTGGTTGGCTTGTGCGCTTCAATGGCGTCCGGCGTTCTATGGGTTGCTGATTCATTGAGACTCAGTATGGCAGGCGAACTTAGCGCCAGCGCTTCGCTTCGGGCTTCTTGCCAAACCGCACTGTAGTGAGCGAGGAACTGCTTGCGTTCCGCCTCCACGTATTTGCTCATTCCGATTACCCACAAGCCTCCTACGGCGTTTAACGCAGTGATTACGGCTGGGTGGGTGGTGACGGGCATACCGTTGCGTACGTTCGTTGAGGCACTGAGCACTAACGCCCACGCTTGTTCGGGCGACGGCGGAATAAGGCTTGGATTTACCTTGGTCACGGTTCGTTCCCTCAACTCAGCGATTGTGGGTAGCCACCGGCTAGTCAACGTGATCTCGCCGGCGACTTTCAAAAGCGCCTCGTCGGGCAGATCAGACAAACTGTCCACGTACAATTCAACCGTTGCGTCCGGAAGTTCTTTAGTGAACGCTGCTGTCAAAACAACCATCGCTCTGATCGCACCCTTGCGACTCATAGTTCCTCCTCTAAAAGTTGGCGCAGTTTGTTCCACGCTTTAACACCGTCGTTGCCTTTACCGCCGTTGCGTTCAAGTTCACGGAACTCTTCCAAATGCTGAGCATCACGAAGCAACAACGTGAGATCGTTGTAAACCTTGCCACGCTCATTTGCGCCGGAATGGAACTTACTGTTACGCCAACCACGCACGGCGTCAACAACGTCTTGCTTCGGATAATTCTTTAACGCCCAAACGATACGGCTTGCACGCTTGCTGTCAAGTTTCGTTTTGTTCAAGTCACGGCCAGTAACTTCAAGCCACGCAGAGAAAACATCTTGAACATCTGAGTCAACAACAGTTGTTTTATTTTCTTTCTCAGTTGTTCTTATCAGTTGTTCTTTAATCGCCTGAGAAACCGCCGGCTGGTTAACCGTCGGCGGATTATCAGGCGCTGGTTCATTAGCAGTATCAAACACAACTGCTTCGTGGTCAAACGTGCCGTCCTTTTTACGGAAGCGAACACGCCTTAAATAACCGACGTTCTCAAGTTCCGTTAAGGCTTTACGCACTGCGTCTCTACCTTCATCATCGGTTTCGTTGGCCAACTGTTCAGCGCTCATACGCCAATTGTCCGGACGACTCAACAATGAAACAAGTACGCCTCGTGCGCGATATGACAAACGGCGGTCACGCAGAACGTCGTTCCTAACAATGGTGAAATTACTTACCGGTCTTGGCGATCTGCGAATCATGCGACGCACCAACGTCGCAAACGCCGGTAATGGTATTGTGTGAACACCAACTACCCTCCTTGGTTGGGTCGGTCGGCGGACGCAGTTGTCGGGCTGCGTCCGCCACCGGCGTTATCTCAGGCTGCTACCCAGTCCAAGGCCAACTTAGTAATTCGTTCGGCTTTGCTGACGACGGGGATTAAACCGATGTGAGCGCCCAACAAATTCTCGCTGAACTTGTCGGTGTTGGAATTGCGTCCGAACCACTGCTCTTGTTCGCTGACGGCATTGACTAATCCCCAAGCGGTATGACGCCACTGGTTAGGGATAGTTGGCGTGTTGTTCCAATGGCTAGTGAACTCGGCACGGCGAACTTGATTTCGTTCGTAAGCCTTAGCGTCTGCGTCACTGTTCCCGGTCGCCTTAAAACTATGAAGCAAATTGAGTGCTTGCTTCATACGGCTCTCGTCAATTTCGGTGCGCATCATTGCTGCAATTTCGTCATCAAGTTTCCGGTAGTAAACCTCGGAAAGTTTTAATGCTTCACGAACTTGCTCAATGCGTCCGGTGAGGTTCGCTGTATGGCGCAGGCTGATTGCTGCTCGTGCTTGCTTAAAAGTACGGCGCACAGCATTGGTACACATCGGGCGGATAGGCGTGTTGGCCAAACGCAAACCTGTTGAACCGTCAAACGAATTGACAATTGCTAGGTATGGCGAAATTTCCGGACTGGTTTCAAAGGGCAATTTGCCAACAATGAAAATTGCTTTGCCACCTTGAAGTGGACCGGCGAACTCCGGTTGCCAACCGCCACCGATCACGTTCTCAACGAAGTCTCGTGCAGCAGTCGTTTGAATCAAGTGATACCGATTACCAACTTCGCCTAATGGTTCAAGCGTGTCAGCACGGTATGTGTGCTTGCGTCCCGGAATAGGCATTGACACGTAGTCAACAGGGTAGTCAATGTTGTCGCTCACTTCTACCGTGATTGGGATTCGTGCGTAAGCCGGCGTGTCTTTCACTACGTAGTCAATACCGGCTTTGGCGATTGCGTCAGGGAAACTCAGACCGGTAACGTCTGTTCCTTTACGCTGCCAAGACGGGCGACGTTCTTGGGTGGTTGTCATTGTTCATTCTCCTTGGTTGTTTGCTTGCTGATCTTTATTACACCATCGGCGACGTCATCAAAACATAGAGACTGGTATGCCATCTCAATGCCTTTTGAGCGTGCTTCCTCACGGCTTGTTGCCGTAACTTCAAACTCAAGTTCGGGTAGTTGCACTGTAAACAGATACACCTCCGCTTTTTCTTGATCGGTCATTTCGTTTCTCCTTTGGTGGTTTTCTTTGTCGGTTGTGGTTGTAGATTTTCTTCAACAACGTCGGCTGTGAATTGGTTTGCGAGTCGTTCAATGATTGTTTCAACGTCTGCTTCTACCGAAACAACTTCTGCTTCAATAATGTCGGACGAAAGCGCAGAACGAATGAGCACCTCAACCATTGCTTCGGTTAGCGGTTCGTTACCTAAGTCGCCCCAATGACCACGTGCCATTTCTTTATCTCCGTTGCACGCTTCAAGTAAACGGCGTTTGGCGTCAATGGCCTGTACGAGCACCGGCGTCAATGGGTCAAGTTCAACCGGCGTACCGTCAAGCGATACGTCCGCACCAATTTCCTCCGGCACATAACCAGCGCCGAGCACGACGTCAGGGAACAACACTCGGCAAAGTTGCGACACGGCACGCCACGTCAGCATTGCGTCCTCATATTGCTTCCAATTATTCTTGCCAGCCAAACCGGCTTGCTTGGCGTGAGCAGTAGAGAAACGAGCAGTGTGTTGATCGCCGGTGTCACGACGCTTCCCGGTGGCTACCGCTACACGTCCCTGCTCATCGTCTAACAAGTCCAAATTGACAGAATGGCCAGAGCGCCGAACTAATCCGAGCATCGCCTCTGGGCGCAAACTAGCAGTGCCTTCAATGACGTGATAGTTACGCAACGAAGTCATCACGTCCCAACCGAATGACATACCGGCGAGTCCGGCAGCAACAATGTCGTAAGGCTTGTTCTGATACGCACGTGGAATAATTCGTGACTGCGCAAGAACGTCTGACTGCTTAATCAAAAGGTTGAAGTTGTTGGCGCTGTTTTCAATAGGCGCAATCGGGTTTGCGAAAACAATTTCGTGGCTCACAGTTCCACCGCTTTCTGAATGTTGACATTGGCTACGAACTCGGTACGGCAGTATTCATCAGCGTCAATACCTAACGCTTTGATCTCTGTCCAGCGTGGCTCAAAACGGAACGCTGACTTATACATTGTCAAGCACGCTTCCTCAAACGAAACAACTTGGCCTGTAGTTTGGTCAACACGGTTCTCAATGTTCATCGCAAGTTGATCAACGGCTTTGACGAGATCGTCACGGCGGACGTCGCTTCGTCGGGGACTGTTCGTTAGTTCAAGCGTGTAAAGTTTTCCGTTGAAACCGGTAACCGAGGCAGTCTTGACTTTGTTTGTTTTCATAATGTCAATCGCTCGTTGCTTCATAATCTTGACTAGGTAGTCCAATGTCTTAACGGAATCGGTAAGAGTTTCCGCAACACTGGCCAACTCGCCGGCGGTTGCTTTCTCGGTGGCTGTTTCAATCAACAACGTATTCCTTTGAATAACGTCGTTGGTTTCCTCAACCATTTTTGCTAGGTCACTCATTGCTATTTCCTCCTGTTGTTGGTGTTGATACTTGAGTTAGAAAACTGATACGAGTCGTAATCGGGTCAATGGCCACGAACGGGTTTGGTTCATTCATTGCTTCAACTGCTTCGCTCTTGGTTGAGTATGGTCCGGCTGCATAACCGCCGGCAAGCATAAGCCACCAACCAGTGAACGAACTCTCTTTTGTGAACGCTTCGTCGGGCAAAGAATAAACTTCGCCGGCTTCAACAATGCCGTCACGAATTAAGGAACTGCGAACGTCGCTCACAATAGAAACTTTCCGAGCGAGAAAAAGTGTTCAGCAATTTCTTTTGTGGTGGCTTCAGACCAATCCGGGTGGTCATTGTTTTCATCGGCATAACGAATCAACTTGATCGTCTCGCCGGCGTCAAAACCTAAGTTGAGTAACGCATTGACCATCATCGGCGAAAAGCCTTTGAACTCAGCAGGCATATTGCTGTTGCCGTAGTTGAACTTCCCCATCACACACTTACCTTTCTTGCTTGTCGGACTTTTTCCATACGGTCACGTAAGGCTTGGCGCTGTTCGTCGGATAAGTTCCGGCGAACCTTTGCTTTGGCTACGCCTAGCCGTTCAACCTTGAACGAACGCAATTGGCCGTGACCAAGTTCGCCACCGTACAAAACCGGCTGGCCATTGAACACGTACGACAAACGCCATACGCCGTTCTCGCCGGCAACGCTCACTGCGTCACCACGACTAATCGTTGTGCCGTCGGGCAGAGTAAAACTTTCTTGGCGCAAGGCTTCAAACTCGGCATTGGCCACTAATTTCATTTTGCGTTTTGCGCTCATCACTTCACGCTCCGCAACTGTATTCGTCACAGAAAAGGTCAACCCACTTCAGACCCTCAACTGGATTCTTTTTCTGCAAGATGGCAAGCATTTGACTAGCCGTGTCAGCGTAACCTTGACGGCGCTGAGTGTATTCAACCAAACGCTCAGCGGTACGCATTAAGCAAACCGTCGTTTCGTATCCCTCAACGAGGCTGTCATTCAAACGCTTAGCGGTATCGGTTGCGTCCTTTGCGACGCCGGCGAGTGCCTCGCTGTTTTGGCAGTAGTAGTACAACGCTTGCTTCAAAGCCTGAGCAACGTCTGCGTCGGCGTCATTCCACAATTCGTTAATCAACTTGTTATTGACGTAGCGGTATTTGATAGCGGTCATTTCAATCTCCTTGGTTGTTTCGGTAATTCCCACAAACAAGATGATACTAGCCTCTAACGGTAAAAGCAAGCCTTACCTAAAAATAGTATTGCTACCTCGTGTTATATAACCGGAAGCCTGCCCGTTAAAGACTCAGAACGGTTGTTCCTCTGGCAAGGCTTGGCTGGCTGCGTGCCGGAAAACCGGAGTACCGGCGGACTTCGCTGGCCAACGCAATGAAACGCCAATGTCGTCAGCGACGATCTCAACCTTCGTGCGCTTCGTGCCGTCCTTTGTTTCGTACGAATCCTTATTCAAACGACCAACAACAATGACACGGCAACCCTTAGTCAAGTTGTCAGCAATTTGTTCTGCTTGCTCACCGAAGCAAACTACGTCGTGCCAAGTTGTTTGCTTGTTGTCGTCTTTACCAAACGTCGTTGCGACACTAAACGTCGCAATTGCTTTTCCGGCACTGTTGAAACGGACTTCCGGTTCTTTGCCGACGTTACCAATAACTGTAATTGTGTTCATGTGATCTCCTTGATCGGTTACTCAAAGATATCTCACGGGTGTGGCATAGTTGGTTTGCTAAGCGTGTTTGTTTTTATTGACAATGCCAACAGTTAGTTTGGCCAGTAATTCATCAGCCTGTTCCTCTGCACTATTGCCATAAGAATTAACCGAACCATTAGCGCCACAAAACCAACATTGACCGCCGGCGCTTACCGCCCAACCGACGTCGCAACGATTACAAATAAGTTCAGGTCGGTAAGTCCGTATTGTCATTGTGCCATTCAAGATGATTAAACAGTCTCGTGTCAAGACGCTCAACCTTGTCGTCAACCTTGTCAACTTTGCCGTCAATTTGTTCAACAAGTTTTTGCGTTGCTTCTAGAACACGCATTGAGTTTCCGTGTTGCTCGGTGTTGCGCTTTTCAAGCCTTGTTAAAACAGCGACAAGCGGTCCTCCAATAATGGCCACGACAATAGCCACCCACCATTGGTCCACGTCACTTCTCGGCGCTTACATTAAACGCTGAGTCCAATTCGCTTTTAGTAATGCGCCCATCGTCGGCGTATGCACGTGCTAACTTTTCCACAACTTGAGACGCTGCGCCGATACCGGCGAGGATTGCTGCCTTCCAAACGGGAATGTCGCCGAGAATAGAAGCGCCACCAATAATGCCCATTGCGCTATAAGCGAACACAGCGCCGATACGTAAACCAATCTGACGTGTCATTCTTCTTTTTCCTTTGGTAACAAAATGCTGATGAGGTGAAGTGTCAATGCTGCGAGGCTCATGCGAACTCCCCACGTACGAGTATCGCCACTGAGCGTAATTAAAACAAGGCCAATTCCGGCAAGCGTCCATGCTTGGTCAAAGATGTATCTAAAGAATTTCATTTCAAGCCTTGCGTTGTCGTCGTGGTCCACCGCTACTTGCCCCAACTGGCGATAGAGGCAACATTGCACCGGCGGTTACAGCAACTATTGTACGACGTTCAAGCACGGTTACGTTTGAGCCTGCCGGAACATACGAATCAAACTGGCCACCAAACACATTGACCGCTTCTTGGAACGCTTGCTTTACTTCATCGGGTGCGTTTGATAAGGCTTCGCTGATCTGTTCGGCTTGCTCGTCAGTCAATTCGGCGTTGGCGATATCGGCTATGAGTTGAGCAACTTCTTGAACATTCAAACTTGCTAAGTCATCAGGCGTAATCGTCGTTAAGTATTCAACAATCTGTTCCGGGTCCGGTGCGTCAGGTAACGTCGCAACCGGCGCTTCCGAAGTTGTTGTTGTTTCAGGCGTCGTGGTCGTTTGAGCCGGCGTTGACGTAGTTGTCTCGGCAATAGGCGCAATGGTTGAAGTCGTGGTGGAAGTTGTCACGTTCGGGACAGACGTTATTGGACCAACGAATGGCTCGCTCGTAGGCGGAACGCTGGGGGTCGTCGTCAAAGGAACTGTTGGTGGGAGCGATGTTGTTTCCTCCGTCGTGACAGGCACACTCGTTATTGGGGCAGTAGTAGTAGGCGTCGTCGTTGAAGTCGTGGATGTTGGCCATGTTGTTGTTGTCGGTTCAAGGGTGGTTGTGGTCGTTGTGGTTTCAATGGTAGTCGTGGTAGTTGCTAATTCCGTTGTTGTCGTTTCGGGTTCGGTTGTAGTCGTTGAAGGTTCAGTTGTCGTAGTTGTTTGAGGCTCGGACTTAGAGAACCAACTCGCCGGCACTACGTCGTACTGATACTGATTAACGTCTGAGTACCACAACTTGGCGCAAGCACCGCCACCGTTCTCGTAAAACCAATAATCCAATTCATACGTACCGGCTTCAACCCACACGTTGTCCCAAGCGCAACCTGTGTCATACCAAGCGTCAATCCAATAATCGCCATTCAACTTCAACACCGCGCCGTCGTCGTGAAGCACAACCAACAAAACTTTCTCCGGAATCGTTATATAACCGTAGAAATGAACAACAACTTGGTCGTAATCGCAACCGGCAACGACGTCTCCGCCCCAATCAAAGTCAATCTGACTAACGAAAGTCACGTTGCTCGCGCACAACTGATTATCCGTACTCGGATAAGGAACGCCGTCAAACTTATAGACGTCAACGCTTAGACCTTCCGTTGAGGCGCTTACCGGAACTCCAAAAAAACTAATAGCAAAAAAGAACACCCAACAAAGCGTGCTCAAGCGACGCAATAGGCGACGCACGATAAGCCTTAAATCAGGCTGCGCTGAGCGCTGCCCAAGTTTGCGGACCGACAACGCCGTCCGCCGTTAAACCGTGTGCGGCTTGCCATTCTTTAACGGCTTTCTCGGTTTGCGCGCCGAAACTACCGTCAACGGTAAGTCCCAATTTCTGTTGAACAAACTTGACCGCTTCGCCTTTACTTAATTTCTTGACCGGCTTATTTGGATACGCCGGAACTCCGAGTGGCGATGTAATCGGCGTAGGTGCGGCAACCGACGCTACCGTCGGCGCGGCAACCGGCGCTTGACCTGAGAAAATCATTTTGAACGCGTTATCAAAGTAAGTCGGGTCGTCGGCGTGATCGTTGCTGATCTCAAAGTGCCACCAATCTCCGCCTTGCGAACCGATAGTGGGTTTGTCGTAAACCTTCCAAGCGTTACGATCGCACTTCCAACCGCGACCGTGAGGCGCTAGGTAGTAGTCGTGAATCTCCTCAATCGTGAGAAGTTCGGCGTGCTGAACGAGGAAGTCAACGACTTGTAAAGCGGTTTGATAGTCGCCGTAACCTTTACCGTCCGCGCGACGTTTCCAAGACATATCGGCAGCGCGACCAGTCCCGTGAACTGACGGCTTATCCGAACCGCGAATAGCGCGAACAACCCAAGTCCCGTTGTTATACACGCCACCGTTAAAAACGTATGATAGCAGTTGAACAAGTTTTTCCGTACCGGCACGACGGCCAGTAGCGTCCTTATCCCAACCTGTATATTTGCGCGACATTTTTTCTCCTCAGAAAACCAATTCAACATTACCGGATAACCGGCGTATCAAATTGTATCAGCGAAATAGCCGGAGTTATTCCCCGACCATATGAGGCATAGTGTCGCCTTCGTGCGTTGTTGTTTGCTGAGTGTTGTTAGACGGTTCGGGAAGTTTCGCTAACGCTTCTAATTCTTCAGCGTTCATATCACGATACTCCCAAGTGTCCGTATAAGCGTCATAGATACCAATTTGCGGTGTAGTCATTAGCCTCTCCTGTACTGATAAACATTTACTTTGCAACTAAAGTTTACTCCAAGGTAAGAAACAAGTTGAAAGCCTCGCATTGACCTAGTTGTGTAGTTGCACCAACCACCATACATAGACAAGTTTGGATAAGCAGCATTACCGCCAGCACCCATACCGATCATACTCATACCTTGAGAACCTCCGTTAAGGTGGTAAAAATCACAATTAAAGTTAGCGACAGCATTACTGATCGGACCAACATTCCATACGCTGGTTGCAGTACTCCAGTTTGAATCTAATGCTCCGGCAGCGTTACAACCGTAATAACCTATTTGATAGACATTTGTTGAAATAACATTGCCTAAGGAGTCAATGGCTCTTAAAAAAAGTCCCGTTGCTGAAGAAGCAACAACATTAGAGATAACCACCCGTGTCCACCGAGAAAGACCGGAGTTGTTAATACTGTTGTCAATATTGTATGTGCTAGTTCCAGAACAAGATGTTGAAGAAACCCAAGTCGCTGCACCATTGCTAACAAACCTATTGAGACTGTCGGGTGTTATTGGTTGCCCGTCTTTAATAGTTCTAAAACTCATGTTTGTCTCATTCCATAAACTCTGACCGTCATGTAGTTCGTATAGGTCGCATTGTTATAGAAAAGCAAACCGTCACAAACCGTTGAGGTGTTGACATCTATCGCAATATTGTAGTTCCTAGTAACAGCACCAACCGGTCCAATATTTCTACAAGTTATTGCTTTACCCGACGATAATGCTGGTCTATACACCATCATTTGAAAGTTGCTTGGCTTTGTTGAGTCAATAGATAACTCTCCAAGTTGACAATACGCTTGAGCAGAAGCCCCACTGAAAGCACTGCCCCCATCGCTACCAATATAATGCTGTCCCCAATAATACTCGTTCGTACCAATTTGATTAGCAGGAGAATTGCTGTAAGTTAACTTACAACGCAAAGTTTGAGTAGCAGTCACACAAGTAGCATTACTAATTGAAACAAAATAGTTCTCAAACTCCGAAGTAAAAACAGAACCAGTCCAAACCAATACTGCCGACTGAGTGC